AAGGTAGCAGCAGTTTCAGTCTTATGTCAAGACCCCGATATTTGGTCTGGGATGATGCAAGCCGGGACTCCCTGCCCCATAGATGGGCTCATAGGACAGCAAGCTAAAGATGCTTGGGCGGTTAAGACAGACCAAATACCAATGCCACCGGAGGAAGATGAAATTACTGCACAAGAAAAACGTGATAAGGCTCTTAGCATTATGGGCACTGTTGCAGCAGCCTTCATATTCTTCTAGTTATATCTTTGGATATACAGGCAATGCTGCTTTAGATAGCCTGTCTTGGACAATGACTACTCCAATATTAGGAGTTAGTGTTGAAGAAGGACTAGACATAAGCGGAGTAATATATAATTACACAGCTGTTAAAGAAGTAGAAGATGACTTTACAGTTACAATACAAAATGAAAATGTAGATGGTGGTTACATATTTCAAGAAACAGATGATTGGTCAGGTAAACACGGTATGCGAATACAGAAAGTCATACCCCTACCTTATACACCTATAGAAGAATTTGGTGATGGAAGTATAGCTACAACTGGAACAGGTAGCGTAGAAGATGCAAGTGTTCTTTATATGTACAGGTTTGATGGTTGTCGTAATCCACAGAACGACAAAAGCTGTCCGGGTTATGTAGAGCCAATGCCTGTAATACCTAAGATAGAAATATATGACGCACTAGATGATGACGCAGTTATAGATGCTACTGAAAAAACTGATAGTGATTTATATGAGAAAGAAGAAGAGGAAGAAAGAAAAGAAGAAGATGAAGAGGAAGATGAGAACCGTTTAGAACTAGCAATGGCTGCATCCGAAAATGCTTTAACTATAGCTAACTCAGTATCTCAATCAGTTCTTTTACAAACAATAAATAACGCTACTAATGTAAACACTTATTATGCAGCGAAAGTTCCCGGAGGAATATACAGGGAATCTATTTCATTGGACGGAGGAGAGGTGGTTGATAATAGAAAAGCATTAAGAAGTTTAGCTCAAGACAACTTACATAATCAAATGATAGAGGAACAATACAAATGAAAAAATTATTAATAACATCTTTGGTACTTGCCTTAGCCGGTTGTTCATTACTTATGCCTAAAAAAGTAGAAGCTAACACAAATATTAATGGCACAGTAGAATCAAGATGTACAGTCAATACTGATACAGTTGGTTACTACGGAAACCCCAACGCATATACACTAACTACATTACCTGCTAGTGCTGGTCAAGTTCCTATTGTGCGTATTGATTCGTCACTAGCCAATGCTTACAAAGCTCAAATAAGTTACCCTACATCTTTTAGTTCAAGTCCAAGTTTAAGTGACACCGTTGTATGGACAGGAGCAGTAGCAGTAGCACAGACATCATCTACAGATATGAGTGGTTATCAAGCAGCAAGTACAACAGCAGATGGTGGTGCAATGCGAATTTATCCTCTTACTATAGCAGGAACAACTTGGTTTAGTGTTTCTTCACAAGCTACCTATGGTGGTGGACAGCAAAAAGCATTCCCGGGTGGTTCATATACAGCAGTAGTAGTAGCTGAATGTGTCGCTCAGTAATACTGTGCTTACTACTATGTGGTAATGTAGTAGCACATGAAATGACACCCACTTACCCTAAGTGGCAAATGTCAGAAATAGAAGGAATAAAGAAAACCACAATGGAAATGTTTAATAAAAGAGCAGATGTCCAGTGGTATCAGATAGGAATATTTGATAAAGAGTGGGAATCCATTCCTTTTGTAACTAGGTATAAAATATTAAATATAGATTACTTGAGTCATGTAAAGTTTGATGTTTATATAAACGAATCAAACTCAAAGAAAGCTGAATACATTTGCTCAACATCTAAGCTTAGAGGAAATAATAGTAGTAAACCTATTGTAGAATCTAAGATATGTTCGAGGTTTAAGTGAGTTGGTTACGGTATGTTTTATTGTTGTTATGTACACAAGCTATAGCAGACAGTACCTCAATAAACTTTTCTTTACCTAGTGCAAATATAAATAGCGGTACAGACAGCATAAGAGCTGGTGAATTAGATTGTAAAAATAGTATTGGTGGTTCAACAAACTTTGAACTTGGAATGACAGGAGTAATTAACAACGCAGTTACTCCGCTTATAGGCAAAGAAGGTAAAGACCCACAAAGTAAAGACATTGGAGTATACGCTAGAATTATTATTCCTTTAGATGGACCCAGTGAAAGAATTAACTGTAATACATTGTATCAGTTAGAGTTACAAAGAAGAAGATTAGAAGTAGAAAGACTAAGACAAGAAATAGAATATTTAAAACAGATGCAAAACAATAATGACTTTGACAACTGATGGCAGACCTAGAAGAATTAGTAAGCAAAGGCGAAGGCATAAAAGATAAAAAGCTCAAGCTGTTTGGTCTGCGTGTAAGTGGTACAAGTATAGTCGCAGCATTTGCGTTTATTTCAACGATTGTTGGTACCCTGTACGGTGGGTTCCTTATGTATCAGAAAGTCGAAGGAATCGCAAATTTGGACCTTGGAGCTATAGAGTCACAAATGAAAAAGACTTCTTCTGATGTATTAAGAATTGAAGAGCATGCTAACGCTATAAAAATAGAACTAAAAAAAGACATGACTGATTTAAGAAATAGTCAATGGAATTTAGAATCAAAGGTAGACGGTAAGCTACAGTCAGTTGACACTAAACTTACTAATTATGATGACAAACTAGACAGGTTTGAAATCAAAGTAGATAAAACAAAACAAGACTTAAACAAAAGAATACAAGAGTCTTTAGATAACCCACTAGCAAACTAGGAGCAGATTATGATGAAGAAGAAAAAAGGTAAAGGTAAAGGCGGTAAAGGAAGAAAAGGTTACTAATATGAAAGGTGTAAAACATTATAAAAAAGACGGTAGTGTTCATAAAGGTGGTATGCACAAAATGAAAGATGGTACTTTACATTCTGGAAAAACACATACTGCTTCCAGTACAAAATTGTTTCATTATGGCGAGCTTAGTAAAAAAGCAAAAGCTAAAGCTAAAACATCTTGGAGTAGATAATGTCGGTAACATACAGAGGTGAAACTTTTGCAGGGTATAACAAGCCTAAGCGTTCATCTAAAGGTAAGAAATCTCATGTAGTTCTTATCAAAGATAACGGTAAAGACCGTATGATTAGGTTTGGTGAAAAAGGAGCTTCTACCGCAGGTAAACCTAAAGCTGGTGAGTCTGCTGCAATGAAAGCTAAACGTAAATCATTTAAAGCTAGGCACGCTAAGAACATAGCTAAAGGTAAAACCAGTGCAGCATACTGGGCAAACAAGGTGAAATGGTAATGGCAAAACGAGGACTGTACGCAAACATTAATGCTAGGAAAAAAGCTGGCACAAGTAGAAGTAAAAAGAAATCTACTATCAGCAAGAAAGCCTATGCTAATATGAAGAAAGGATTTAAAAAGAAATGAGTGATGAGCTTAGTAGAATGCAATTACAATTAGACAAACACTCTGGACAAATAGCAAAGCTGTTTAGCAAGATTGATGACACTAATTTATGTATACAAAAAATTAACACTTCACTACTTCAAATTAAGTGGGGTGTGTTTGGTGCATTTGCTTGGTACATTATAGGACAAGTAGGGATTATAGAGGCAATGAGGTTAGCAATATGATAGCATTATTAACAAACGTAGCACCAATAGCTTTAGGTTTTGTAGCTAAGTTGTTTGCTTTAAAGAGTCAAGCAGCAGCAGAAAATCAAAAGTTAATGATACAGAATTTGCAAGCACGCAATGATTCTATTAACCAAGCAAGGGACAGAGCAGACAAAGAAAGTCCTATGGCTGCCCTTAATAGACGAGTAATTATATTTGTTATATTAGCACTTATAATATTTACACAAGTAGCTCCAGTATTTTTTAATGTGCCTACAGTAATACCTAATACTATAGAAGGCTTTAATTTTCTTGGTATTCAGTTTACACCAGATGTAGTAGAATACATACAAATACAAGCTGGTTCAGTATTAAAGATGGATGAAATCTTTGGGTGGGCAACAATGATTATAGAATTTTATTTTGGTGCACAATTAGCCAAGGGGAAGTAGATGACATATAGACAAATTATTAATTCAGTGTTACGTAGATTAAGAGAAGATACTATTGCTGGTGACTGGTCAGGAGATTTAATAGATTCTACTACTGCATCAGACTATCAAATATTAATTGGTGACTTTGTTAATGAAGTTAAAAGAGAAGTAGAAGATGCTTGGGACTGGACATCACTAAGACGTGTAGAAACAGTAGCTACTGTAGCTGATACACGTAGCTATAATTTACCTAGTACATCACAACGTACTAGAACATTGTCAGTACAAGAACAAGAACAAGGACAAATGTTACAAGGTGTACCTGATTCATGGATTAGGTCTACACAATATCCTAGTCCTGACAGCTCAGGTGTTCCTTCTTACTTTTCTATTAATGGAACCAGTAGTGGTCTATTAACAGCTCAGATATATCCTAAGCCTAACGGTGTTTATAACATAAATTTTTATTTACTAGACCCACAAGATGATTTAACAAATTCAACAGATGTCTTGACATGTCCAGAGTTTCCTGTTATAATGGGGGTATGGGCACGAGCTATAGCTGAACGTGGTGAAGATGGTGGAACACTATCAGACATGGCACAGATGCAATATCAACAAGCATTGTCAGATGCAATTCAACAAGATGTAGGCAGACACTCAGATGAGGTAATTTGGAATGGCGTCTAAACCAATACAACCTTTAGTATTAGATAACATTGGAATATACGGATTAAATAAACAATCCTCCCCTTCTAGTTTATCACCACAATACTTAACAGCAGCTAACAATGTTATGTTAGATGAAAAAGGACGTGTTACTACTAGACAAGGAATTAAACAAATAACAGATAACATTGGCGAAACACAAGCTAACGCCACTCCTGCTACTAACACACTACAAATTAAATCATTAGGTGAATATAGAAGTGCGACAGGAGCTACTACTTTATTTGCTGGTGCTGGTGCTAATGTATATAAAGTAAATACAGCAAATACTCCTGACACTTTAGACATTCAAACTTTTGCAGGTGGCACAACTAAGACTGACGGTAACTGGCAATTTACAAATTTTAATAATCAATTTTATGGTGTACAAGCAAGTAATAAACCTATTAATTATAGTGGCTCTGCTTGGTTAGATTTAGAAGATGTAGCAAGTTATGCTGCTCCTTCTGGCGTTACTAATTTTACACCTTCTTGTATTCTTGGAGAGTTTGGAAGAATTTGGACAGGAAATATCGGTGAAACTAAAGATGTTGTTTATTATTCAGATTTACTTATTGGACATAAATTTCAAGGAGGTCATTCAGGTTCTCTTGATTTAAGAAATGTATGGGCAGGAGATGAAATAGTTTCAATTAATGGGTTCATGGGTAAGCTAGTTATTTTTGGTAAAAATAATATAGTTATATTTAATGGTCCTTGGTCTGTTGCTTATAATTCTGAAAGTTCAGACTTTGCATTAGATGAAGTTATTGAGGGTGTAGGTTGTGTAGCTAGAGATTCAGTTCAGTTAATTGGTGATGACATTGTATTCCTAAGTTCATCTGGTGTTCGCTCATTAAGTCGTACAATGGTACAAGATAAAATGCCATTACAGGATTTAAGTTTAGCTGTTAAAGACGAAATAAGAGGACACATTGTTACTGCTGATTTAACTAAAGTTAAAGCACAATACGACTTATCTACTGGTTCTTATTTATTATCTTTTGGTGATAGAAATATTGTTTATGTGTTTGATTTTAAAGCAATGACTCCTGATGGTGGTCCAAGAATAACAACTTGGAACTTTGATTCTAAAAGAAATCCTGGAGCTTTTCTATCAACAGACGATACTTTATATGTGGGACTAGGAGCTTTAGATTATGCAGGAAGAGTAGCTACTTATTCAGGTTTTTATGATTTAGAAAAAGAAGATGTTACTGCTAGTTATGGCAATCAATCAGCATGTACAACTGCTGGTCATGTATGGGAATCTAGCACAAGTAAATGTTATAAAGACATTAACAATACTTATCAATCAGATTTTAAAACTACATGGCTAGACTTTGAACAACCGGGAATATCTAAGTTTTTAAAAAGATTTTTAGGTACTTGGTCCGGTGGTAAAAATATGGATGTAACATTAAATTGGTACAGAGATTATAGTGTTTCTCCTGATTCTTCTAACTTTACTTTAGACCCTACAGCTGGAGGCACAGAATTTAAATATGAAGCTCCAAGTGCAAGCGGTACAACTTTGTATGGAAGTGCTAAGTATGCTCCTGCGTTTCATCCTAAAGAATATAAAGTTTCTTTATCAAGAGCAGCTAAGGTTTTAAGATTAGAAGTAATACAAACAGTAAAAGGTTTTAAAGCCTCTTTATTAAATATGAGTATTTGGGCAAAACAAGGGAAAATAAGATGAGTCAATATAATTTAGTAGTACAATGGTCAGGTAAAGATGCTTTAGCTGATAATAATCCGGATAAAGTAGTTAGTGGTGATGACTTTAATACAGAGTTTCTTGCGGTAAAAACTGCGATTAACTCTAAAGCAGATTTAACAGAAAACACACAAATAATTACTGCTGCGACAGCAAGTGCAGGAACTAATACTAATCAGGTAGCAACAACAGCTTTTGTTACAGCTGCTATGACAGCAGCTACAATTAATAATTTAGTTTATCCAGTAGGTTCTGTGTATGTTAATGCAGCAGTCAGCACAAACCCAGCAACACTTCTTGGTGTAGGCACTTGGGAAGCATATGGAGAAGGTAGAGTTCCAGTAGGTAAAGCATCAAGCGGTACATTTGATACGCTTGGTGCAACTGGTGGTTCTGAAACTCAAGCTCTGACGGAAGCTAATTTACCTGCACATAGTCACTCTATGGGTACACAAAACCAAACAAATATTTCAATACACGATAGACAAATAACTTTTTTAGACCCGTTTTGGAGTGGTTTTGGCGGTGGTAGTGCAAGAAGCACAGGCAATACAGGTGATGGAACAGCACACAATAACTTACAACCATATATAGTAGTCTATATGTGGAAACGCACAGCATAGGAGAATAAAATGTCAGCATGGATGCAATTAGGAGCAAGCGTATTAGGAGGAATATTCGCTAATAAGCAAGCAAAGAAAGCACAGCAAGCAGCCAATCAACAGGCTGACTGGGCATATGAACAAAGTAGACCACAAAACTACCAAGGTATGTTTGGAGGTTATAATACTGAAACAGGTGAATATCTTAATGAAGATATGCAAGCTATGATGCAACAGTATATGGACAGGCAACAAGCAATAGCTTCTCAGATAGGAGATTATAGTCCTCAAGAATATGCACAGCAAATGTATGACACAGACTTAGCACTGCTTAATCCTGAACTAGAACAACAAGCTTTAACAATGGAATCAAGACTAGCACAACAAGGCAGGCTTGGCTCAACAGGTGGAGCAGGTGCTTATGGCGGTTTAATGCAAGCACAAAACATGACTAGACTTGGACTCCGTAGACAATCTTATGATAAATCTCAACAACAGTTAGATGCTATGAGGCGTAGACAGAATGAAGATATGATGTCTGCTATTGGCATAGGTAACTTAGCTTCTGGCTATGGCGGTATGTCATTAAACTTTGCTAATCAAAGAGCACAGAATGCTTGGAACGCAGCTAACATGAGGTCAGGTGCAGCTCTTGGAAGAGCAGGAGCCACTGCTGGCATGATTGGTAGTGCTTTACAAGGGTTTAATAGTCAAGAAGGTATGAGCTTTGAAGGACTAGGTGGATTGTTTAGAACTCCTAAACCAGCTTTAAATCCTTCAGGTCTTTATCAATATAGACCAAATCAATATTCAGGATTATAATTATGGCACAACAAGGATTATTTGGAAACCAATATCAACAAGCAATTGTTGATGAACAGAACTTAAGAAGGCAATCAGCTCAGACTGGTGGACTTACTGGATGGGCAGCAATTACTAATGCCATGTCTGGTATAGGTAGTGAAATAGGATATCAAGGTGGACAAATGCTTGGAGGTCAAACGCCTGCTCAAATACAACAAGCTAATTTTCAAGCTGTTATAAACAGTGTTCCTGATTTTGACCCTATGAATCCTGAAAGCTTACAAAAAATGTCCTCAGCTATGTGGAAGGGTGGTTTTTATAATGAAGGAATGAACTTATTAAACACAAGTCAATCTATGCTTAAAGACAATGCTCTTATAGATTTATATGCAGCACAAGCAGAAGATGAAAGACGTGTTAAAGCTGGTCCTGATACTAGAACAAATAGTAAAAAACTGTATGATGAGCAGGTTGCTGAAGGAACTGTTACATCAACTTTTAAAGCTTGGCTTGATACTCAAGACTTAACTAATGATGAAAAACTATTTGAAGCTGCAGTAGCTGACGGTTCTTGGAATTTAGACCAAGGTGGTATTAAAGACTTTGTAGACAGAAATGTTAAAGAAGATGTAGTTGAAGAAAAAGAATGGAAATTTAGTGATGTTCCTTCTCAACTTAGAACTGACATTGAAACACAAGTTAAGAAAATTTGGGACTATGGACCTACAACTATAGGTGGAATAGATACAGACTATAAATGGCAAGATATGGTTACTCAAGTTTATTTTATTTCTAAAAACTTAGGAATAACTCCTTATGATTTATTAAATAATCCTATTACAGTTGATGGAACAGAAAGAAGAGTAACGGATACTGATATAATGAAAAATTGGAGAACAGTTTTTAACGTATCTTCTTCAATTGCAGGTACTGGCGACCCTGAAGGTGGTTTTGAAGAAGAATTAACAAAGTAATCTATGGCAGTAGCACAAAATCGTTTTGGAATAAAAGGAACTGTAGACCCAAGAAATACAAATGAAAATGTGTTTCCTGCAGGAGCAGAATCTTTTAATCGTTTTGGTATTAAAGATACTAGAAACGCTAATGAACAAATCTTCACTGTACAAGATACTTCACCTATGGAAGTAGAAGAACTTCCTATGGAAGAAGAACAAGCTACAGAACTTTCTTGGACTGCTCCTGTTATTCCTTTAAAAGAAGGTAAGCAAGGATTTGCTCCTATTGAACTAGCTGACCAAGGTGTCGTTGCAGATGAAAATGCTAAGTTTGATTATCAAGGTTATTTAAAAGCTGAAGATGAAAAGCTTTGGGCAAACTATACTAAGCTATATAAACAATTTAGAGAAGAAGAAAAAGATAAAGGTAAAGTAAAATCTTTAAACAGGTCTATGCAAAACCTCCTGTCTAAACAAGAAACTAACCTTGATACTTGGGCGTGTACTTTAAATAAACAATGCGGTGAAAACTCTGTTGACCTTTTAAATAACCTATCAGAAGAGTGGACTATTTCTGATTTAAGAAACAATAAAGTTCTTATAGCTTCCATACAAAAAACAAATGGAGCTATAGGTGCAGATGGTAAAGTAAAAACAAAAGACCAGTTACTTAGTGAGTGGGCAGCAGACCAACAATACTTAGAATATAACTTTGGTGCTAAAGCATTACAGGCTAGTAAGTATTGGCGTGGCATGACTGATGAGCAGAAAGACAATGCTGCTATACAATGGATTTCATTTCAAAAAGTAAAAGGCAGGCAAGAAGAAGGTGGACTTAACAACGCTGAGAGTTGGAAGAACATTGGACTTGCTATTGCTAGTGACCCTACTAACTATGTAGGTTTTGGTCTAGTTAAGAATATATTTAAAGCAGGCACTAGAGCTGCAGGTGTGAAGATAGGACAGAAACCTGTTAAAGCAGGACTATCAAAATACTTACAGAATAGAGCTAAGACTAAAGGTGCTTTGATTGGTGCAGGTATTGGCTTTACTTTTGAAGGTGTTGATGAAGCTTCTGGACAGCAGATACTTAAACAAGCAGGTGTAAGAGATAGCTATGACTGGTCACAGATACTAGCAAGAAGCAGTATTGGTGCAGGTTTTGGTGCTACCCTTGGCTTTGGTTTGTCCGGTGGTGGTGAGTTACTTACAGATGTAGCTAACAGATACATTATAAGAAATCGTTTATCTAATCAAGAGTTTTTAGATGAGATAGCTACTACTGTTACAGATGAAAAGTCTTTAAGAAAGTGGTTAAAAAACATAGGATGGAATAAATCTGATGTACAAGCAGAAGTTAAAAAACTAAGAGAAGCTGAAGAAGCAGGATATGTAGTTCCTAGTACACCTAAAAATACAGAAGCAGATATTATAGGTAAACAATCAAAGACTAGGTTTCAAGTAGCTGATGAGATTACTTATGGAGCAAAAGAAGAAGCTGCACTAAGAGCGTTGGCTAATGAAAGAATTATACCTAACGCAGAAATTAAGAACTCTAGGCAGATAGATAGAAACGAACAAATAAGAAAAGCAAAAGAAGATGTAGAAGCACTTAACGAATATCAAAGAGTTGTAATGGTTCAAGCTAATGATGTAGCAGGACAGCAACCTTTTAGTAGATGGGGTTACAATGTATTTGATAAGCTAAGTAGAATGTTTAACGATAAAGTTACTCGTGCAGTATATGGCAATGATGCACTTTTAACTAACTCAGGTGCAAGAGGATTGGCTGATGCTTTACGTGGTGCTAATGTTACTATTGATATAAACGTAGCTAGGTTTAGTGACGACATTAATAACTTTATTAATAAAAACGCAAAAGAGTTAGGAGATATTAATAAGCTTATTGATAAGAATACCAGACCTTCTTCTATAAACAAAGCACAAAAAGATTTCTTAAAGCTAGTAAATGACAGGAAAGTTAGAGTATTAAATGATGCTTATAAAGCTAGGGTTATAACTAAAGAACAACTAGCTAAGTATAAAGCTGATGAGTCATACATACCTCGTGTATGGAACACAGCTAACTTAATGACTAAAGAAGGTTCGGAAGCTTTTTCTACATTTCTAAGCAACGCTTTAAAAAAGAAAGAACCCGGAATTAAAAAACTTATTGACAGCATTACAGGAAATAAAAAACTTTCTGATGAGGTAATTAATTCTAATGCTAGTCCTGAGTCAGTTAGAAACATGTTTCAGTTAAAGTCTATCGAAGGTACTGACATGAAACGCTCTACTCATTTAGAGAACGAAAGAAAGTTTAAGTTGCCTGAAAGATTAGAAAGAGAACTAGACCCGTTTATGGCTGACCCTGCTGACAGGTGGACTAAATTCTTTGCTGATACTATAAGAAGAAATGAGTATGCAAAAAGATTTGGCTCTAATGATGAAAAGTTTAGAAAGTTTATTAAAGACCTAAAAAATCAAAAGACAGAAAAAGCTAACAGACAAGCTAAGGATATAGAAGAGGTATACTATACACAAATTGGTGATGCTAGTAGGTCTGCTACTATTAGAGCAGCAATGGAAAACCCTAAAGTTGCTAGAGCAGTAGCTAAGATTAATGCTATACAAAACCATAAGCTAGGATTAGCTGCTATACCTAACGCTACTCAGTCTTTTGTTAACGGTACTGTGTTGTTAGGTAAGTCAGGAAGTATGTTAACTGCTCCATTCAGAGCTATCTCTGCTATTGCTAGAGCAATCATTAGAACCAAGAGGGACCAACAAGTTTTTTATAATGTAGGTGTATTAGGTGAAATGGACTTAGCTCGTATTGCTACAGAAAATGCTCCTAGTGCTAGGATTATTGATAAACAATTTAAAGGTCCTCTTAAATTTTTAAATGAACCTACTGAGTTTTTAAGAGGTACTGGGTTTATGAGTGTTGAGAGAATGAACAGAAGAGCTGCAGGTATGATGGGTTACGGTCATGTTAATTCTTTACATAATAAATTAATGAAGCTAGTATCAGAGGGCAGACGAAACTCAACTAAAGCAATTAAACTTGAGAGAGAATTAAAAGAACTAGGAGTAGGTAATCCGTTTAAAGCACAGCTATCTGAGCAAGACTTGGCTGTTAGTGGACACATGTTTAATAAGTTTGTAAACTTTTCAGGTGAGTCAGGAAACTTACCAGTTAACTGGAGCAAGCCTTGGTTTAAACTAATGACTAAGTTTAAATCGTTTATGTTTTATCAAGCAAGATTCTTAAAGCGTAACGTAGCAGATGAATTGTTTATACATGGTAACGCTAAACCTTTAGCTTTGTATTTAGTAGCTGCAGGTTTTGCAGGAAATGCTGCTGAAATTACAAGAGCCTTAGCATCAGGTAAAGACATAGAAGAAAATAGAAATGCTTTAGAGCTATTGATTGCAGGCATAGGAAACGCAGGTGGTGCTGGTTTATGGTTTGACACAATGATTGATGTTAAAGAAAAAGGTTCAGGTGCTTTTGGAAATATCTTAGGTCCTACAGCTACTGATGTCTTTGATACATTCCAAGATGTAACCACAGGTGACTTAAATGGAATCATTAAGAGAATAACTCCTAACCTACCGGGTAAAGGAGCTTTGTTTGAAAACTCAGCCTTGCCTAAGTCATGGCGAGATATATAATAAGAGGAAAATAAAATGGCAGGAATGTTTAGTAATAACAACGGTGACTTTTCTTGGAACTCTGATACTATTTTTGATAAAATAGGCAATCAAGAAAAAAGAGAAGAGTATTTATCGGAGCTTAGTGGAACAGGTAATAATGAAAGAGAAATGTTAGAACAGTTACGCTCATTAAGTAAAAATGAGATGAAACAAATGCTTTACACATTGCCTGAAGAAACTAAAGATGAGTTTGTTAGAGATTATTACGGTTTAAACTAAATGTCTAACCCTATATACATAGCAGGACTGTTATCTCAATACCTGCCTGAGCGTGCCATAACTGGCGTTCTAGCCAACATTGCTGTTGAAACAGGGTATACCTATGACTACACTAAAAAGCAGGACAATGGACCCGGATATGGACTCTTCCAATTTGACTATCAAAAGCCATACTATTTTAAATACTTAGAGAAGGAAGGGTTAGATGACTCAGCTGAATCACAAGTTAAGTTTATGGCTGATGCTGTATATAATGATAACTATGATGCTAAAGGAAACTATACAGGAGCATTAGAGATAGGAGGAAAGGCTAGGAAAGCCATACGTAAATCTTTTGAGGATGGGTCTACTGCTGATATTACTAAGACTTTTTCTCAGCAATATGAGAAGCCTAGTAAGCCTAACATGAAAGAAAGGTTAAAATCAGCAGAAGAATTAGATAGGTTTAAAGGGTTGTTTACAAATCCTTTATCACTTCCATAAGTTTAACTAGGTTAACTAGCTGTAACTTACTCGCATTATTATCTCCACCCATTACACTTTTCTTAGGTAACTTAGGTAGGATTTCTTTTAGTTTATCTACAGGAAACACAAGGCTACATATTAACTCGTTGTTAATTGTTAGGTTGTGTACCCACATGTCAGCTTCGGTAGCTTCAATACCACTAGGCTTACCATAGCTTTGACTTTCAATACAGATGTTTCCAGTCTGTGCCCATCTGTCACGTTCAGTCTTTACTTCACAAGTCTTAGCACCGGAGAACATTTCATCAATGTACTTCTCCCATTGCTGTCCGAATGACAGGTCAATGTCGAACTTTTTTAATTCTTTAATGTCTGTGCTTTTGTTTAAAGGCATGTTATTTCCTTTTAAGTTTAAGTAGAATCTAGCAGTCCTGTCCAACTGAACAAGACCACTAGAAGTTTTATTGGTTTTACTTACCTCCACTTGTAATGTCTTTGTCTAAAAGTTTCCAGACGATACCAGCTGCGATAATCCCTGCCAGTCCTGCATTACCTAGTGTCCAAACAATATCAAGTATAGAACCGATTACGTTTCCTGTGAGGAAAGCTACCTTTTGTCCAAAGATAATCTGCAATACAATTGATAAACTGATTAGTTTAATACCAACATCTATCGCACCATCAGCTCCGTTCTTTATCTTTTCTAACATAGTCACTCCTTTGTTTTAGTTTAACATCTATCTTATACAGTGTTTTGTCTACTTGTTTCTGTAGAGCAGGTACTGACACCTTTTCTTTCCATAGTTTTCTTATTAAACTTACTGTCATACCTCCCAACCTGTACAGTTTATACTGTTTTCAGGAGAGCATTTCAATTGCTCTTCCTTTTGTTGGTTTATTTTTTCTTCAAAAGCACTACACGCTGACAATAATAATATTAATATTAGTGTCACTCCTTTATTATACCACACATTATTCTCCTAATTTAATTATTAAAAGTTGTAAAGCTAAAATAAGTAAGACACTTTCTATCATTCTATGTCCCTCTCTTCTTCAACTAAATCAACAAGTTCACATACACTACCAGTACAGGCTAGGGTTTTAGTGCTGACAGTTTGGTCAGTCAACTCATACTCGCTAATCAAATCCCAGTTAACTTCCT